ATTCTGCTCAAAAGTATGTAGATATTATTAATAAATATAATTTACCTTTTGTGCCTATTTTATCTAAGTCTGGCGGTTTACACTTTTTTGTGTTTTTTACCGAAGCTATAAAGATAGACAAAGTAAAAGAAAAGTTACAAGAATTTAATGAACAATATTTTATGGCTAATGAAATTTACCCATGTAATAAAACTATAAACATGCCTTATTTTAAAATGAACGCTACTATGGAATTTGCTTACAATAGTAATGGTACTCCAGTATTAGTTGGTCAATTTTTAGATATAGCTAAGAGCAAAGTAATTACACCAAAAGATTTTTTGAATTATAAAGTACAAGATCATGAAGTAGAAAGAGATTGGAAACACTATCCTCCTTGCGTACAAAAACTAGTACAAGATGGTTGGGCTGGTAAAAATAGACATCAGTATTTATATAACGTCACAGTTTTAGAGATTAAAAAAAGAGTTGGTATCAACTACGTTGATTTAGATGAAATCATGCAAGATAGAAATAGAACTATTTTTACTACACCTTTACCACCTACTGAAGTATCTCAAATAGCAAAAAGTGTTCACAAAGATGGTTATGGTTATCAATGTCCCCCAAAGCATACTGAGTACCAACCCATATGTAATATGGAGATGTGTAAGACTCGTAAACTTGGTAGAGGAGAAGAAACTCCAGCAATTATAGATAAGTTTACAAATATAACTTACGTTCAAGATACTAAAAATGTATGGTTTGAATTTGATTATGAAGGACATCATATTACTGTAACTCCAGATGATATGAAGGACGAAAAAAGTTGGAGAGTTAAATTATTAAGGTACAGAGTATTTTGGTTGACCTTACCCAAGAACAGAAAAGGCCCAAGTATGTATGAACTTTTAATGAAAGCTATAGTAGAAAAATCAGTAGAAAGTACAGATCATAAGTATGAGGATAGTTTAGAAGAAGAAAGATATGAAGTATTAAAGAAGTTTTTTGAAAGTCATATAGAACAAGATAGGTTTGAAAAACTTAAAGATGGTTATGTGGTTCTAGATAGTAATACAAATATATGTTACTTTAAGAAGATAACCCTAGCTAGTTTTTTACAAAAGAGTGGTACAAAAAGTTTTAGCAATCCTATGGCAGCATTAAATTTATTAGATTGTAAGAGAATTGATTATCATGAAGGTGAAAAAAACGTATGGACTGTAGAGATGCCAGAGTTTGTTAAACATAAAACAGTGAAGAAAAAAGAAAATAAAAAAGAAATGAGTGAGATGGATGACGAATACCACACAAAATTCAGAGCTTCAAAAGCACAAAGCTCTGTACAAAAAAACGATTAAGATATTTGGTCCTCCTGGTACAGGGAAGACACATACCTTAGTTGAAAGAGTTTTAAAAGGACACATAGCTAGAGGTGTTAAACCTATTGACATGGCTTTTATATCTTTTACCAATAAAGCTGTTAACACGGCTGTGGACAGAACTATTAAAGCTTTTCCACAATATGATTCGGATGACTTTGCTAGGTTTAAAACATTACATAAATTTTGTAGACGTTACTTTGAGGAAGAAGTTTTTGATCCCAAAGCTTGTATGTTAGATTATGCTCTTCAAGCCAAGATTATTAAAACTTCAGATCAGAGACTATCTGATGATAACTTTACTTATAAAGATTGGTCTTTAGGTGTTTATGATAAATCAAGAAACATGATGCAAGATCCAATTATTACATACAAAAGAGAACAATATAAGTTAGACAGTTTAGATATTTATTTAAGAAAGATTGATACTTATAAGCATTATAAAAAAGATAGTTTTATAGATTTTACTGACATGATTGAAAGAACAATAGACGAGGTAGACTTTCCCGAACTACAAGTATTAATATTAGATGAAGCTCAAGATTTTACACCTTTACAATGGAGTGTGTTATATAAATTAGCTCAGAAAGCAAAAAGAGTTTATCTTGCTGGTGATGATGACCAAGGTATATATAAATTTAATGGAAGTGACCCTAAGTATTTTACAAAATATTTCCCGGGCCGTAAGGTTATATTAAGAAAAACAAGAAGGTTTGGTGAAGCTATACATCATTTTAGTCAAGTGATTAGAAGAGGTATAGTAGATAGTATAGAAAAAGATTACCATCACTTAGAAAAAGATGGTTATGTGAAAAGATATTTAAATTTTGCAGAGATACCAATAGCAGAGTTACCTGGAACTTGGTATATATTGGGTAGGGTCAATACCACTGTTAACGAACTAAGAGCTTCTGCAAAGGACGCTGGCTTGTATTATTCAGATAACAAAGGTAATAAATCATTTGATACAAAACAATGGCAAGCTATAAAATCTTGGACAAGAGTAGCAAAAGGTGAGGCTATTACAAAGAAAGATGCTGAAAATATGATGAAGTATATAAGAGAGATCAAAGATCATAGTTTTAGGCGTTCTGGATTTTGGATAGATTTACCCGATACACAGACTTATGACTTTGATGGTTTATGTGATTGGTGTGGTTTAAATTTAAGTGATCAAGCTGCAACAAAACCTTGGTGGGAAATACTACTACGTAACTTTACACCTAGTCAAACAGAATACTTTTTACGTTTACTACAAAGATATGGTCAGAAGACTTTAAACAATGAACCTAAGATAATTATAGATACAATACACAGTGTTAAGGGTGGTGAAGCTAACAACGTCTTATTGTTTTCCAAAACAAATTGGCCTGCCTCATATACAAATAAAAAAAATGCAAGTGACAAGAGTGATGAGAAAAGAGTCTATTATACAGGAGCCACGAGAGCCAGAGACACATTACATATTTTATCTAGTAATTACAGATACAATTATCCAATTGGTCAAGATTATTTAATTTATTTACAGGAGAGAAAATAATGGAATTTATTATAGCGTATACAATTATATATACTTTTATAGGTTTACAAAATGCTGGAGTTTTTTAATGAGTAAATTTGTTATAAATTATAAAATGGAATTTGAAAAAAGACCATCTAAAGCAGAAGTAGAAAATAGGTTATGGGATTTAATAGCTAAAGGTTTTACTTTACGATCTGTTGAAGACGATGATTACTATGTAACTAGAAAAGAAGTAAAGGAGAAAAAAAATGTCAAGTAAGGTATGGGATAAAGGTAGTGATCATTATAAAGATTTTAAAATACAACCTTCTAAATTTGTTAACAATAACGAACTTTTATTTGCAGAAGGTAATGTTATAAAGTATATTTGTAGGCATAAACTAAAGGGCAAGAAGGAAGATATTATAAAAGCCATACATTATTGTGAAATGATAATAGAACGTGATTATGAATAATTTTCAAGGTACAATCATAAGCAAAGATATTTTACTGGCTCTCAGTGGCCATTTAAACGGGTTTTTATCTCAAAGCCTTACTCACAGGGGGTTTTATGAGTAGTTTACAGTTAGTTTTTAATCTAAAGAAGAATATTTGGTCAGCGCCAGTGGATTATAAGGATTTATCTGATGCTAAAGAGATAGCGATAGATTTAGAAACTCGAGATGATGGAATTAACGAGAACCTCGGAGCTGGTTGGGCTTTAGGTAAAGGTAAGATAGTTGGCTTTGCAGTAGCTACCGAAGGTTGGGAAGCTTATTATCCTATGGAACACCTTGGGGGTGGTAATTTAATTAAGGAACAAGTGTTACAGTATATGCAAGATGTGTGTGCTTTACCTTGTCGTAAGATATTCCACAATGCACAGTATGATGTAGGGTGGTTGAAGGCGTATGGTATTGACGTTCGTGGGGAAATTGTCGATACCATGATCGCTGGAGCATTGATAGATGAGAACAGATACACTTATAGATTAAACGCTTTAGCCAAAGATTATCTTGGTGAGATAAAAGCTGAAACAGATTTAAAAGAAGCAGCTAAAATGTTTGGTGTAGATCCAAAAGCTGAGATGTGGAAGTTGCCAGCTGAGCACGTTGGTTATTATGCGGAACAAGATGCACGTCTCACGTATCTTTTATGGCAGCAGTTTAAACACATTTTACAAAAAGAAAGTTTAGAAACAGTTTGGGAACTTGAAAGAGATTTACTTCCTTCTCTGTTAGATATGCGTTGGAAGGGTGTGCGTGTAGATGTAGAAGGAGCTCATGCTTTACAAAAACACTTTGTCAATAAGGAAAAAACTTTATTATCTAAAATGAATAAATTAGTTGGAAAAGATATTGACATATGGGCAGCTCGTCAGATTGCTTGGGCTTATGATAAATTAAATGTCGACTATCCTAGAACAGAAAAATCAAAAGAGCCTAGTTTTACACAAGGCTGGTTAATGAATGATACTAATGAATTTAGTAAATTAATTGTACAGGCTAGAGAAGTTAATAAGTTTCATAATACTTTTATATCTAGTATTTTAAAGTACGAACATAAAGGTAGGATACATGGAGAAATAAATCAATTGAGATCAGATAATGGAGGAACTGTATCTGGTAGATTATCTATGTCTAATCCTAACCTACAACAACTACCAGCTAGAAGTAAAGAATTTGGTCCTATGATAAGAGGTTTATTTTTACCAGAAGAAGGAGCGAGATGGGGAAGTTTTGATTACTCTCAGCAAGAACCACGGCTCGTGGTACATTATGCTAGTAGTATCGGGGCTGGTTATGAAGGTAGCCAAGAGTTAGTTGAAGCCTATGCAAATGCAGATGCAGACTTTCATCAAACTGTAGCAGACATTTGTGGTATAGCACGTAAGCAAGCTAAAACTATTGGACTAGGTTTAATGTATGGTATGGGTAAGCATAAATTATCTAGTATGTTGGGATTAGATTATGAAGAAGCTAATGCTTTGATTGCTAAATATAATAGTAAAGTACCTTTTGTAAAACAATTGTCTGATAGATGTATGCGTAAAGCAAATGAGACTGGTGTCATAAGAACGAAGAAAGGTCGTAAGTGTAGATTTAATATGTGGGAGCCAAAAGATTTTGGTGTGTACACGCCAGAGAAGTTTGAAAATGCTGTAGCTAAATATGGTAGAAATAATATTAAGCGTTGTTATACATATAAGGCATTAAATAGATTGATACAAGGTTCTGCAGCAGATCAAACAAAAGCAGCTGTTGTAGCTTGTAAAGATAAATTAAATAAATTACCTATTTTACAGATACATGATGAACTTTGTTTTAATGTTTACGAAGAAAAAGAAATTGAGGAAATAAAGGCTGTCATGGAAAATTGTATGGACCTTAATGTTCCGAGTGTAGTAGACGTTGCCCTTGGTAAAACTTTTGGGGAAGCTACTTAATATAATTATGGTAGCGTTTTTTTACTTGCTCCTGGTCATGTACAATAATCTTTTTTTTTAAATTAGAAATAGCTTTATCTAAATAAACCATTTCATTAGTGTAAACACCATTTTTTTCGTACATGTTAGTCCACAAATGCTCCAACTCTACCTTTGCTTTTAATAATTCAGTCATAACACCTCTTACCTATAAATTAGGTTATTTAACCCTATATGTCAATATACCCTTGCAATCTCCGATAAAATAACATATATTATAAATAGTGGGCGACACTCCAATGTACTTATTCACAGTTGCCCACATAACAAGGAGAAAGAAACATGAAACAAGAAAAGAAAATAAACGTATTATCATTATTTGATGGCATGAGTTGTGGTCAAATAGCATTAAAAAAACTAGGTGTACAAGTGGGTGATTATTACGCAAGTGAAATTGATAAGTATGCAATTAAGGTTGCTAAAGAAAACTTTCCTAACATAGTGCACTTAGGTGATGTTACTAAAATACATGCTACTTATTTAAAGATTGATTTGTTAATTGGTGGTAGTCCGTGTCAAGGATTTAGTAAAGCTGGCAACAATTTAAACTTTGAAGACCCAAGAAGTAAATTGTTTTTTGAGTTTGTACGTATTTTAAATGAGTGTAAACCTAAATATTTTTTATTAGAGAATGTTAAAATGAAGAAAGAATCAGAGGATATTATAACTCAATATTTAGGGGTTAAACCTATTGAGATAAATTCTTCATTGGTGTCTGGACAAAGTAGAAAGAGATTATATTGGACAAACATACCTAATATCACGACTCCCGAGGACAAGGGTATTGTTATTAGAGATATTCTTGAAGACGAAGGTATAGCTGATATGGTTGTTAACCAAGGTAAACATTTATACAAAGCAGATATAAAAAAATCTCATTGTCTTATGGCTAGAGATTATAAAGGTTTTGGTAATCAGTCTATGACTGGAGTTAGAAGAGTTGGCACAGCAGTAAACATAAATGGTCACGATATACTAAAACGTGTGTATGCTGTTGAAGGTAAATCTCCTACATTAAATACTTGTACGGGAGGAAACCGTGAACCTAAGATACCAGTTACAGAAAAGTTATGGCGTAAGCTTACACCTTTAGAATGTGAGCGTTTACAAACTGTTCCAGATAATTACACGGGTTCGGTGTCCAACAGCCAGCGATACAAGATGTTAGGTAATGGTTGGACAGTAGATGTAATTGCACATATATTTAAATCAATGAAAAAGGAAATAGACGATGAGTAAAGGAATGTATTTATACTATGTAAGACACAAAAAACATGGTGTGAAAACATTAGAAGCTAAAAATACTTACAATGCTTGTAAGAAATTTGCTTCTCTTTTTAACCTTAACAGTATATCTGGTATTAGTGCTTATACCATAACAAAAAAGGAGACGAGTGATGCCTAAAGATTTTAAAGGAGATTATAAAGTTAGAAGCCATCACGATTTATTTCGTGATTTAAAAGATATTTTAGCTAACGTACACGTAACAGATGTTCGAGGTAATCCTACGGAACAAGCTGGAGATCATGGGGATGTTATAAAAGCAATAGAAAATATGTATGCAGATTTTGACAGTACAGGTAGAGATTTTTTATTTAATGAATTGTTAGCTAGGAAATTAGTTAAACTTAAAATACAACATCAATTGTCTCAAAGAGATAATGTTGTTGAAAGAAATACAGCAGAAGAAGCTGCTGGAGAGGTGATGGGTAATGACGAAGGCTAAAGAACTTATACGTAGAACAGACAGAGTATCAGGGTTTGATCTTGACACACCTGGTTGCATAAGTTTTTCTGGCGGTAGAACATCGGGTTATATGTTGCGTCAGATTCTAGACTTTTATGGTGGTACCCTACCTAAAGATGTGCGTGTTGTATTCTCAAATACAGGTAAAGAGATGAATGCTACATTAGACTTTGTACGTGATTGTGAAGTAAATTGGAACGTCAAGATAGATTGGGTCGAGTGGCACGAGTCTAAAAAGTTTGTAATGGTAAACCATAACTCCGCATCACGGAACGGGGAACCCTACGATAAACTTATTACTAAGAGAAAGTTTTTACCAAACCCAGTAACTAGATACTGTACCTCAGAACTTAAAATAAAAGTCATGAAAGATTTTATGTTATCTATAGGTCATAAGTATTGGGTTAATTATGTAGGTTTACGATATGATGAGCCTCACAGAGTTGCTAGATTGTCAAGAGCCAAGGATAAAGAAAGATGGGATAGTGAAGCTCCTCTACATACAGAAAAAAGAACAGTAAAAGATGTAGCTAAATTTTGGGAGAACAATTCATTTGATTTAAAGCTACCAGGTATTAATGGTAAAACACCACTTGGTAATTGTGATTTATGTTTCTTGAAGGGTAAGAATACTATCATGAATATAATGAAAAACTATCCAGAGAAAGCACAATGGTGGATGGATCAAGAAAAGAAACAATTAGGTACTAAGTCAAAAGATGGTTTTAAGTTTAGAAGCGATAGACCAGATTATAAAACTATGTTGGAGATAAGCAAAAGCCAGTTAGATTTGTTTGATTTTGATAAGTCTGACGATGCTTGTTTTTGTCATGATTAAAGGGAGATTATTATGTGTAGTTTAATGGATATAGACGATGAAAAAGTACAACAATTAGTACAAGAAAATTTAGTTAGAGACAGATTACTAGTTGTAGAAGACGAGCTAAGAAAGTATAAGCAAAAGCTTTCTGATGCAGAATGGGAAGGCTTAGATGAAGAAGAGGTTATCATCCCATTGAGAAAATCAGTGCAACATTATGAGATGCTGCAAGGAAAAGGAATTTTGTATGAACCAACATTTTAAAAGGAGATATAATGGATAAAACAAAATGGAAGAGTATAACTTTGAACGTGGAAGACTATCATGCAGTGCGTGGTATTTCTTTCAAGAAGAACAGAAAATTTTCTGGGACTATCACAAAGAATAAATGATTACATAAAAAATGTAGCTGAAGATCAAAGCCTTAACTATGAAAAGTTTAAGAAGGAAATGATTAAAGTTAGTAAAAACGGAGGTTAACGTATGGATCTAGTCAGATCATATATTATATGCGACCATTGTAGTGGTAACGGATACCAAGTCATTAGAAAGTTAAGACGTGTAATGCAAACACAAACTTGTTTCTGGTGTAAAGGTGAGGGTCATACAGGTTTTGCATATGAAACAAAGAAAGGACAAAGGTCGGAAGAAAAGTTTAGCAGCTCGGATAAAAATGAGAAGCTTGACAAATCAAGAGGTCTTTATTCCTAATTCTACATACGCTAGACATAGACTAAAAGATAGAATTATCATGGAGGGTTTACTTACTTACGTGTGTGCTATATGTCGTATAGAACCTATGTGGGAGAGTAAACCCTTGACTTTAGTGTTAGACCATATTAATGGTGTAAACAATGATAATAGATTACAAAATTTACGATTTTTGTGTCCAAACTGTAATTCTCAAACAGATACATTCAGTGTAGGGCATAAGAGAATGAGAAAACGAGAAACATGACGCACGATTGACGAGCCAGCCATAACTAAAAAGGAATACTATGGCTAATAAAAAAGAATACTTTCTTGATTGTTTACAAATGTTAAAAAACAATCTATCAGACGAAAATTATAAAATAGTTACAGGGGTAATAAGAGCTGTTAAATATGGTTATGATTTTGATTATTTACCTGGTTATGATTTAGATTTAGAAAATGATATTCAACATATGCGTAAAACTAAATATAAAAATAATGTTATTAAATTTAAGATTATTAGTGGTGATAAATAAATTGTCTGATTATACTAAAAGGATGACTAAAAAGTTTAAATGGGAAGATACTATTTTTGGAGAAGAGATAATAGATCCTAAACACATGACTCCAGATGAGAGACATGCTTTTATTGACGGAATTTTTGAAGATTATACATATTATGCGAAAAAGAGTTCAATACATGCTCTTCAATATGGTAAACTTTTAAGTGCGTTAGTAAAAACTTATGGCCACTAAACAACAATTTCAACCACCTTCTAACCATTTTTTAAAAACATTAGGTTATAGATTTTCAAGAATTTTATTAAACTATGATAATATGTATTCTGAAAATTATTTATGGAGAGCTGTTGTAGTAAATGCTTTAGAGGACACTATGATAAGAAGAGACGATAGAAAATCATCTACTTTAAAAACTAATGCTCATAATTGGGTTTTAGGTAATAGTTTTGGTTATGATAGAATATGTCATTGGGCTATGTTAGATCCAGAACAGGTAAGTAATGCTTACAAAGAAGCTCTTAAAAAAGGTAATATTATATTTACTAATAAACATTTACACTGGCACCTTTACAATACTTTATCTAAAAAACATAAAAATTGTTTAGATATAAGAATTAAAAATAATATTAAAAAAGAAATGCGTTTTTTACGTCAAAAGGTTGTAAGTGAAAAAGGTGAGTTAATTGAAAATGTTTGTAGTGTTTTATAAAAAAAGAGTGATGAGGGGAAACTCATCACTCAACTAACGGATTTGAAGGATTATATAAATACAATCTTCATTATTAAAATATGCAATTATAAAGGATAAGTCAAATGAAATTTAAAGAACAATTAAAAATTACTATTTTTCTACTATATAGTTCTATACAAACTTTTTTTAAAAACATAAGTGTAAAAATAGCAAAAGTTTTGGGAAAATGGGAAAAATAGCAGAAACACTAGTGTTACAGAGAAAAAGTTTTAGGAAAGTTTTAGGAAAATTCCTAAAGTTTTGGGAAAAGAGAGGACCGCAATGCTGGAATTTATTTTTTAATAATAATTACCTATAGAGATATATATGCCACAAGTAAGTAAACAGATGAGAACTATTAAAGATTTAACAACCAAACAAAAAACCTATATTGATATATTAGTTGCTAATTGGGGCAACATTACAAAAGTAGATGCTTTATTACAAGCTGGATACAAAAGTAAAAGTAAAGATGCAGCAATGGTCATGGCTAGTAAATTAACTAACCAAGATTTAAATCCACACGTTTGTAGATATCTAGAATATAGATTAAGTAAAGAACAAGAAAAATATGAAAAAGATAAATTAAGAAGATATAAAACTTTTGAAAGGTTACGTGATGGAGCAGAACAAAAAGGTCAATACACTGGAGCAATTAATGCAGAGTTTAGATCGGGTCAATTGGCTGGACAATTTGTTGATAAAAAAGAAGTTTTACACTCAACTTTAGAGGGTATGAGTAGGGAACAATTAGAAAATAGACTAAAAGAATTAGAAAATAAGATAAATGATGGGGGTACAATCATTGATATTACGCCAAGTAAAAAAGAAACCAAAAAGGTTAACCGAAAAAAAAATTTGGAATAAACTTAACCTTTTTCAAAAGCAAAACGATTACGCTCATTTTATGAGAATAGAAAGCTCCACAATCAACGGAATACCTGATGTTTATTGTGTTTATGAAGGATATAATTTTTGGTTAGAATTAAAAGCAAACCAAGCTAAGAATAGTGGGTTGTCAAAGTATCAAACTGTGTGGCATTTAAAACATAAGAGAGCTGGTGGTATTTGTTTCATTATGAACTGGCCCCTCTTGCATGAACCTCCTAAAATTCTCGAAGTCCGTGAGCCCGGGATCGTAGTTCCCGTTCCCGTAGTTCCCGTTCCCGTTCTCACAATTTCAAATTGGATCTACCTGGATGGCCAGCAGCCAGCAACTGGCCCTGCGGGAAACGGCAGTTCCCGTTCCCGTTAACCCCAGAAAACTGGGGTTTTTTAAACCGTTTTCCAGCTCTGCCAGCCCGCCAGTCCCGGAAACGCCTGCACAAAAAACCCAGAAAACGTAGGTTTCTCTCCCGTTTCTTCCAGGAGGATCGCTGCAGCACTTGCAGCAGCCCAGGGATTTTTTTTGTTGACAGCTGCAAAAGTCTGGTTTACGCTTAACCTATAACTAACGGAGAATATAAAAATGATACAAACACTATGCGAAACACAATTTTTAGAACATGTGCGTCAGCACTCACGCTGGAAGCAGTTCAGCTACGAGGCGTGGCAGTTAATTTACGAATGGGAGACAGAGATCAACCCAAAGGTAGAATATGACCCTATAGGCTTTTGTTGCGACTATTCAGAATACGAGAGTTTCAAGGACCTTCAAGAAGAGCACGAAGTTGAGTCGTTGGATGACCTAAGGGGCAAAACTTGGGTAGGCGATCTTCCAAAGGGCCGTCTATTAATTAGGAATTATTAATATGATATTATTCCTATGTGGGCTCTTCGCCTCTTACATGGTGGCACCTAAGTTGGTGTCACTTGTAGGTTTTGTTCTTTTAATCGTGGTTGTGGGTTTAATATTTTAAAAGCCCGTTCCCGTTCCCGTTTCGCCTGGGGTTTTGTTTTTTTGCAGACAAGCTGGCTGCGCTGGCCAGGGGACGCACGGGACGGAAATGAAGCAGCGTTTGACAAGAAACAAAAAAGTAGTATAATTAACGGATAACTAACGGAGGAAAAAAAATGGAAGAAGATAAAAATATCATTTACTCTTGTAAAGAACATGGGTTAGATGTCTACCGAGAGATAAAAAATAACTCACGAGTACCGAAGACGCATATATATTGTTACTTTCCACCCATCAATGAGGGGAAGCGACAAGTTCACGAGAAGATGTGGGTGAAGAT